CGCTGTATAAAGCACCGCTAAAAGAGCAAAACCCGCAATTAGACCTGCAGTTGCCCCAAAAGCCGCGGTACCAGCAACCGCACCGGCAAATAATCCCCAATAATAAATCGCGTTTTGCCCCCATTGAAAAATAAGATATCCTATAATTAGGACAGCAAAATTGTTCCAAAGGAAAGCCACTATGTGATATATTATCAGTAATGGGACACCTATCAATTGTATAATTGTGAATAAAAAAGAAAAAATGAAATAAATTAAGTCAAAATTTCTAACACCGTCATTCACTGGAAACTTATTTGTTGTTGTCGTACAATTTGGACTATTAACTTCTTTTATACCAAGGAAGTTACCTCTATTGGGTCCTTTATGAAAGGAGTCGATAAAACTTGATACTGTATAAACCCTATTCATTTCGAATAAGTAAAATGTATCCTCGCAATTTATTGCTGCGTCTATATTTGCATATCCTCCCCAATCTAAACCAAAATAATAACTTTTTTTGAATTCAGGGCGTGGATTCGGTTGATAGTTTGGGTCACTTCCGAACCAACCGTATTCTCTGACGTTAGGTACCAAATAGTAAGCCCTTTTTATATTTTGTGATAATGTCGGTGGTTGTTGCCACATTATTTTGAATCTATACTTAGATTTTGTTGGTATACCAACACTTGTTGTTGGTGATACTACTTTTTCTCCAAATTCGTTTGTAATTACATAATCCAAATTCATAGGTAATTCCACCATCCACGTACCATCCCCATCAATTACATTTCCTGATTGTTCAAGTCTATACTCCTCCAATATTGGATTACCACTTGTGTCGAAGTTTATTGTTTGTCTTATAGCCAATATTTTTCCAGGACCTGTCTGTAGTTGACACAAGTTACCCATATCATCTTTAGGTCTACAGGTCTTTCTCAATTTGTATTTGTTTTCTGTGCTAATTATTGAACCCATAAAAACTGCGGTAGGCTGGATATCAATATTTGCGTCATCCCTCAAATCGAAGTCAACCCTTGTTATTGCTATCTGACAAGTGCTCGGGTCTCCCCATAATGGAGAAACATCAACAGATTTACTTATAGAAACAATTTGTGGGAGTGAATTTAAATCATTTGATGATTTAAATTTAGAGCCGGCAACTTGTGCCTCTGTGGCCCTTCCAATTCTAATTAAATCTTGTGGTGTCAGGGAAAATTCACCAATATCTGACAAATCCAAATCTAAAAATACGGTATGAGTACCCAAAGGTGCTCCCATAATCATATAGTCCCCACTCTCATTTGTTTTTACTGTATACCTATAGTACTTGTCATATATTTCCATCGCAACCCTATCGGTCAAAACATCCTCTACAGTTGGTAGAGTTCCGGTAGCTGCATGGTCAGGATAAGATTTTTCGTGTGATAATAAATTATATCTATAACCATCCTCGTTTTTATCTTCAGGTGAAGTATAAGGATATATTGAAGTTATTTCGGGGTTTCCCCTATCTTGATTTTCAATTGGAATAAAAACTGATACTCTTGCATTAGGAATACCAAAACCGTTGTTAGCCGTAATCCTACCAACAATAACTCCATAATCCGCACAGGATTTGTTATACACATCCTCTTGTTGAAATTTCAAAGACAGAATTTCTATTTGATTGAAATCTTGTTCAAGTTCAACATTTATAGTTTTGTTAATACCGATTTCGGTTTTAATCCTATGTGAGTAACCCATAAGGTCTTTTTGAATAAATAGTTTATCGGTATATTTTATAATATACACCAACTATAAAAATAGACGGGAAAAGAAATAAATAAATTATGAAAGTGTTACGGATTGGAAGTTTTTAACAACAACCTTAATATCTTTTCCAGGATATCTGACTTGATATATTTGATTTGGTTGTGCAAAAAGTGTATCATCCACTGGAGATATTTGTCTTGTTTCGTTGTCTGAATAAGCCATAGATGTTTGTGAAGATGAATATTGTCCTCCAACATTGTTGAACACGTCTATTCCGGTGACTGTGATTACACCATTAAGATTTTGAATTGTACTTTTGAGTTCAGAAAGATAAATATTTTCCCCGAGTTCTCTGTTGGTAGGGTCAAAATGTGATGAAACATTATTGATTACATCTGATATTATTTGACCGGAATTTTGTGAGGCATTTAATACAACAGATACTTGTATTGATAAATCAATAACATCTGCACTCATTACAGAAATATAATCATTCATCATTCTGTAGTTAGACAAATAGTTCGCAATATTTTGTTTTAGAGTATTTGATACAATACTAGTCAACTTTCCGGACGTATCGAATGATAAAATTTGAATATTAATTTTGTTATTATTCTCTGTAATTGCCACTTTTGCAGGTGCTCCGAATTGTGCCGGCATATTTCTCAAAATAGAATTATAATCTTGTACAGTCACCGCTCTTTTTTGTGCTGCAAAATTGTATGAAACAAAGTTCCTGACTTCCTCAGTTGTTGGGGCATTTGCTCCTCCGACGGCCGCTGTAACATTATTACATCTCAAAGAAGCAACTACCGAGTTATTGGTTGATTCTGAAGGTCCATTCACAAAGAAAGAAACGGTACCAATTTGATTAATCACATTGACTCCCATATTTGTTCCAAGCCCTCCTCCGATTCTATACTGAATGAATAGTGTCGAATTAGGTGTTAATGTTGAACCTAAGGAAAAATTATTGTATAAATTTTGAACATTCAAGTTTATACCTAAATTTGTAAACTCGTTCAATGTGTCTTGAGCGGAAGTTGTACCCCCACCAAAAGTTATTTTTTTGAATCCCTCCGCAGTATATTCGGATATAAATCTATTGTTTGTTTGAATATATTTACCAACTTTAATTGAAGGTTGGTCTGAGACTTTTGTGTCGTCTTCTATAAAAATTCTATCTTCAGCAAGTGCATCAACTTCATACCATCTGTCTTGTGCACTCAAAAATTCTGCGGGTGTGGGTATTGTTGTATAATTTGTACCACTTTTCAATAAAACACTTGTTATTCCAAGAACATTTTTCTCGGGCAAAAATATTTCTAAAAAAGGTCTAACGTCACTTGGTGTTACAACCCTTTTGAATACTTTTGTTATACCATTAACAACAAGTTCTCTTTTTGTTATTGTGTAGTTTATTAAAACACCGTTAGCATTAAAATTTGGAATTTTTAATCTGTTAAGAACCCCTTGTGAGTTATATGGTGATGCAAAGTCAACATCATAAACAGTTTCGAAGGCTTGTCCAGCACCAAATACTTGGGCACCTCTTATCAATTTTCCAAGATATCTCTCATCTTCTTTATCACCAAAAGCGGGGACTGTTATTGATAAATCACATATTGAAACAGATGGTCTAACTCCCGGTATTTTAAGTCCATAAGTTCTTGCTATGTTATATATCGATGACTTTTGCTGTGCGTATTGTAAAACTGTTTCTTGAATACTTCTATCAATATGATAGTGTAGGTTGTCCGCCACTGCGGCATTCAAATCTAAAAACACGGAAAACACAGATGCGTCGTTGAAGTTTTGTATAAGTTCGGGATAATAAGTTTTTACATAATTTGCGAGCTCGACTCTTATTCCTTCGTAATCTCTTACTGTATATGATATTTTTCCGTTTGCCATTTCTCTTAAATATTTATAATTACAAAATCACTCTGTGCAAAAGTTTGTGAATCTGTTGAATAATCAATTCTTATTTTTGCAGTGTAATCTGCGGTCCCTTTTCCAGGTGTTCTATATATGTTTGGTAAATCTTCTGTTGTTGTATTGTACGCGTAATCAGGAGCCTCATCTTCCGGACTTGCCGGTTCAATTGATATGTTGGTAACTATTAAATTCGGCATAAAAGTATTGATTGCATCTCTAATATCTGACTCTATAGCACTAAATGTTATCCCATCAAATTGTTCAAATAAAAATTCGTAAATCCTTGTTCCAAAAGTTGGTAGATAGTACCTACTGCCCTTCCTTGTTAAAATAAGGTGAATCAGGCTAGCTCTGATTTCATCCTTCTGATATTGGGTTAAATCTAAATAATCTCCTCTTTTGGAATCTCTAAAAGGAAAATTTATACCATATGTCCTACCATCTGCCATATGTTATAAATATATGTTGATTATTTTTTTATTGTAGTATTACCTTTCTGATGTAAAGGTTCATAAGGACAATGTTTACACTTGTTACCGCAACAGAAACCTCTATTTAGATGAAACTCTTCTGTGAATACCAAAAGACCGTTTTCTTTATAATAATAAGAAGGGAGAAGTTTTGACTTCTCCCCATCTTTTTTTTCTTTTTCCATAATTTAAGCAACTGTTACTTCACACGCCCCACCAGCACAAGCAACTTCTCCACTCAAATTTGTATCATCATCTAATTCAACAATTTTTGATAAATCAACATCTTTTAATGTTTCCATTAACTCCTCATACTTTTCTTTCGTGCAATCCTCAAAAGGTGCTTGTTTGTAACTCCCTGAATCATAGGGTAATACAGATAATCCATTGTAGTGCTCCCTTTCGGTCCACATCCATTCACCTACCGCAGGCCATTCGTGTTCTCTAACTGAAATGGTCGCAGATACATTATGTGAATTACTTCCACTTCTGTGTCCTGGTTTAATCCATTCCATATGAACCTTTTTAACCCTTTCTAATAATTGAATAGGTGATTCATTTCTCAAGATTGAACCTTCCGGTGCTTTTTGTGGAATTCCAATTACCGCAGTATCGTGTGGACGGAAATATTCATCTTCAATTAGTTCTGCGTGATTATCTCTCAAATAACCATAGATAGCTTCATTCTTGCCAACTCTAACTCTACGGATGTAGTAGTCATTGTGCCAAGCGTGAATACCTGATGATGTTCCAAGTGTAAGTGAGGTTGTTCCGGCAGGTTTAACTGTTGTTGTTCTTGCCGCTTTGTTGATTCCCAACAATCCCGCAACTCTCTCATTTTCTGCCTTTACGATTTTAGCCCCTACTTTCATATCCAACCCTAATACTGCACCTGAACCAATACCCGTCATTGACACACCAATAAGAGCATCCTTTTCAGTTGTTCTTTGCCATACCGGTCTTAAGTAGTGAAAATTCGTATATCCTGCTTGGAGTGTTCCGATGAATGTTGCGGCTTTAATTCTTGCTTCAAAATCTTCTTGATTAACAACATTTGATACGTTCACTTCACAAAGGTTACAGAATTGGAATGGTCTTAATGCAATCTCACAACAAGGGTTTGTTCCCCAATCTTTATCATTTGTAAAATAAATTCCAGGTTCTCCTGCTCCACTCAATTCAATTCTTTTCCAAAGTTCCATAAAGTAATCTTTAGTAATTTTGTGTCTTACAAGTGCAGCTGAGTTGTTTGCTCTTCCTCTTTGGGGGTTAGTTTCCCACCACGCACCTGACTTACAACTAATCATTTCATCATCTGTTGCTGAGAACAAACTTATCAGAGCAGCCCTGCGAATCCCACCTGCTAGTACTGCGTCAGCAATATGACAAACCATATCGTGAACCTCAATTGGTCTTAATCTATCACCATCACTTTTAGCGTCGAGTATTCCTTCAAGTTTAATTAAACACTCTTTTAATGGTTGAGGACCGGGTGCTTTACCACCTGATGTAACAAGTCTTGCACCTTTTGGTCTGATATCACTGAAATCAAATTCAATCTTTGAACCACCGAAGAAGTATGACTTAACTAATACTTTAACAGCGTCAGCCCATCCTTCGATTGAATCTGCAACCAACCATCTTCTTGTTCTCTCATTTGGTTTTCTAATCTCAGGTAATTCTTCTACGTGGTGTTTCTGAACCGAATAACCCACACCTGTTCCTCCTAACAAAAGGAACATAATCTCTGAAAATACTCTCCAATCATCAACCGGTGCATAAGCACAGTTGTAAATTCTATTTGGGGAAATCTCAATTGGTTTACCTGCAAACTGCATTGACCTCATAGATGGTAACACTTGCTTATTATAGACGAACTGATAGTTGTCTCTTATCTCTTGTTCTAAATGGGGATACGATTTAATATGCATCTCCATATTCCTGGTTACTAATTCGAACCAAGTTTCTCTTCTCTTCAACTCGGGAATATACTTTGCGTATTTCATATACACTGTAATTTCCGATAAAATTCTGTTTGAAATTTCCATTTTTAGTGCTTTTAGTTTTTTATAAAAAATCGGTGATTTTATTATTAAATATAAGGTCGCCGATAAAGCGACCCTATTTTCTAATAAAAAATAATAAGTTTTTTTGAGAAAAACAATATATTTAGTTTGTTGTATTTGTTTCTCTTTGTTTTCTTTTTTCTAACAGTTCTCTAACCCTGTCTCTTTTCTTTTCTTCTTGTTGTTCTTCAAATCCGAGGAATGTTACAGAGGACTCAATATCTATCTCAAGTAATTCATTATTAAATTTACAGTTCTCAAAAACAACACCATCTTTACCTAACCTTGATTTCGTGATTGCGATTGTTGCTAAGTTAAGTTCTTTTTGTTGAAGGGTTTTAGCGATTGATATAATTACGTGTCCAACTTGAGCTTTCTTAATTGAACCTCCCATTTGGTCTGTGGTCACAACCTCAGATGAGATTGAACTTCTATTACCTTGAGTCGCTGTCCATCCAACCAAATTAAGTTCGTGACACATAGCCTCAAATCCTCTCATTACAGAGCCTTCCGCCTTCCACTCATCTTTACTTGATGACTCCGGGGTTACACAATCAATATAATCTAACATAATCAAATCAATTTTTGTTCCGTCCGCAATCATCTTTCTAACCATATTCTTAATGTTAGACATATTGTAAGTATCTGAAGCCAACTTAACAAGTTTCAATTCATTAGTCATTTTTTGTTTAACCTCTTCAACTTTAGAGATAACTTCATCCTTATGTTTGTTTAAGTCATCAGGTGGAATACCTGTCCATAAGGTGAAGTGTTTTCTCTGAACAATCTTTGGGTTATCCTCAAAAAATATTTGTAAGACATTATACCCAAGATTGAAGGCTGTATTTGCAATCTTTGTGAGGATGGTTGTCTTACCAACACCGGTTGGTGCAAGTATAACTCCAATCTCACCCTTCGCCAGTCCTCCTTTTAATAACTTATCAATTCCGGGTATTCCCATAGGTATTGGGTGTCTGAAATCTTCATTTAGAACTTCATCTAACCCGGAAAAGATATCAGTTATCCCATTGTCCGTTTGTCCAACTTGTAATGCGTCTCTTACTAAACCCTCAACCTTATCATAAGATTCAAAATCCCCCTCGGAAATAATCTTTTGGGCTTTTTCCATTACCTTCTGTAACTCTTGTTGTTTACAGAATTTCAATGCTTTTTCTTGGACAAACATACTACCTTCGAAAGGTGCATCTTTTATTTGTTTCAGAGTGTCCAAAACAATCTTGGAAACGAACTCTTGGGTAATTTCTGACTTAATCAATTGTTCCAAAGTATCAAAAGATGGTGCTGATTCGTACTTCTTATAATACTCTTTGATTAACTGAACTATAATCTTAAAATACTTGTTATCAAAATAAGTGGGGTCTAAAACATCCATTATGGAATTTGAAAAACTCTTATCAACGATTAATTGGTTAATAAGTTGTACCTGAAATGTGTTCCCTAAATAATCAAAATTTTTCTTCATAATGTTGGTTCCCCTTTTAATGATAAATATCTTTTAGACCGTACGATAATCCAAATATTCGTAACTTAATCTGTAATCTGAAAAGATGTCAGTAAGTTCTCTGAGGATTTCTTTCAAGAATGGTCTTACATCCACCGTATAACGAACTTTTGGTGGAAACATTTTTCCGTCAAAAATTCTATGACAAATTGTCTGTTCGCCATTTTTCACAAAGATATTAAAATACTCCGGTTCATCAGTGAATGAAGTTTCCATAACCTTTGGGTCGTGTATAATCGCATCTTTGTTGTCAATCATATAACTTACCGTTTTCATTTTCAAATGATACGACAATGTGTCTTTGATTGCCTTTACATACTCATAAAGGTCGATTGACTTTCCTGCCTTTGGGTTGAACCCTCTAACATTAAAAAACCTTTGAACGATAATGTTGTCATTCAGGGTGAGTAGAAACTCAAGTTTTGTGCTGTCTTGTTGCTCTTTCATTTTATTTTATTTTTGGTTAATTCTTTTTTCTTTTCTTGCGAGTTTAAGGAATGGTTTGAGGAAATATACCCAAGCATTGTCATCTTTTGGGAGATACTTAAATAATCCATCCTCCATCATCATCTTCATAAGATTTTTATATCCTCTGTCCGTTGGGTCTATGGTATCTTTGTAAACCTGTTCTACCTCGGTTTTTGCTTCTTCAGTAATGAGTGGGTTTCCTAAATCTACAATCTTTAGATTAGTATTATAAAACTGTTCTCCAAGTATACCATTTTTTGATGTCCCAGTCAAAATTTTCTCTATAATTTTTGGAACTTTCTTTTCTTGCTGTAGAATTCTAGCATTATCCAAGATTTCATTTATACTGCAGGATTTTGTCAACATCTGTGGGAATAACTTGACTAGTGTTTTTTCACCTAACCCATCAATACCACATATGTTGTCTGACTTATCGCCAACAAAGACCTTTGTAACTAATACGTTTTGATGTGGAATATCTACTTTGTTGATTTGTATCTTGTCACCAAATTTATAGTGTTCTTTCTTGATTGGGGAGTAAATTTGGACATTCGGTGATATTAGCTGTGTCAAGTCCTTATCGGCCGAGAAGATGGTTATATTCTCATCTAACGCAATTTTACAGTAGTACGCTATCAAATCATCAGATTCATTATGTGGAGCCTCGACTTGTCTGACAAAAACTTCTTCCAAATACTGTTTCACTCTTTGTCTTTGATGAAGGTATGATTCGTACTGCTCTTCAGTCATTTCATTCCTCCTTTGCATCTTGTAATTTGGATAAATTTCTTTTCTAAGAGATGTATTTGATTCGCTGTCCCAAAATACAATTACCTTATCGTAATTATGTTCGTCTAAAAATTTTCTAATTGTATTAATGAAATGAAAAATTCCTCCGATGTGTTCGTTGTTTGAAAAATAGTCTTTGACTCCGTGGTATCCAATGAGATAAAGGTTATTTCCGTCAATGAGTAGTGTCTTCACACAGAAAGGTTGAATAGTGAAAAATATTGTTACAAACGAAATATAAACTAATAAATTGTGGATGTCAATTAGTTAGGACTTACTTCTGATAATTAATTCCCCGAGAACTTCGATTTTACCAACTAACTTCTGAAATTCAGTTTGTGATATTTCAACATTTTTACCTAATCCACAAACTTCTTTCATAAATCCTGATAGTTGTTTTTTCGCCTCTGATAAATCGAATTTACCCTCATACGCATTTTTATAAT